AACTCGGAAATTGTGTATTTCTTTCCATCTATCTCTAAAGTTTTCTGTTTCATATTAACCTCCTATTTTATTTAGAATGGATTATATGCTTTAGTTAAATCGTATGCGACGGCGCTTACATTCTTTGGTCTTATCTCAACAGTAGATTCTGTTAATCCTTCAGCTGTACTTGGGTTCTCCATAGTGTTCACTTTACATCCACTCATTGTGAATATAGTGTGTTGACTACCTGTTGTACTATCTTGATTTAAGTCAAATACTGCATTAAATGTAGCATTTTTCTTATACAAATCATCGTACAACATAACTGCTGAATTGCTGTCTAGGTCTAAAGTAATGTTTAGTGTATTCTGTCTATTACCCATAAATGGTTCTGCTATTGTTCTACTTCCATTTAAGTAATGAGGTCCTTCTGTGTTCTGGTTGATTTCTAAACTAACTTCTTTCGATGTTTGTATAGAACTACCATTAACAGTTACACTACATGCACTCCATAGATATGGTGTTAATCCACTATCTGTCACAGTTGTTGTTGTTCCACTTGTTACGTTTAAAGATTGTGCAATATATGCATATTCTACACTAACTTTCTCGCCTTGTGTTGCTGTTATTGTAACACTAGATGGGACTACTCCTGCTAAAGTTCTTACGAAATTTCTTCCTAATCCTGGTGCTTGCTTACTATCTTCAAGTGTCCATGAAATAGGTGCATCTAATAGCTGTCCTGTACCTGAAACAAACTGATTCTGTAAACTATCTGTATTTGTTTCTATTGCTACGTGTGAACCATTATCTCCTATGTCATCACCTACTGAACCTATTGCCCAAAAGACTGTTCTAAAGTCTACTGGATGATAAGTCACTGTTCCTGTAATATCGTTTGGCCCTTGAGCCATGATACCAAATGAACGGTCTGATGTACCTAAGAAATAATTCTCTAACTTATTTTCTGCATCTTCTATAGAGTTCTCTGTTACCTGTCCTAACCAAAATGTTGAGCCTGCATCTAACACATTTGCATATGTTCCACTTTCATAGAGGCCTAATACCTTGTTCTGGTCGGCATTATATCTTGTCATTTTTGTTTTTGTTTTTGTTTGTCATTTATTTATTGCCAGAATTTATACTGGACTTGTAGGATACGAGACTTAATTCCTCGTTCTCCTGGTTCATCTACCTCTACGGCTGATAGTATATTAACATCATTTAAGTCGTTATCTATACTCCCGTCAGTAGTAAATTGAATATTAGCTAATCTTTCCATTATCGCATTTGCGAGTGTATCTTTTTCTTTTTCGTTTCTTGCCCAGATTCTTATCTCTAGGGTAATAGTAGTATCTGTTGCAGTAGTTTGCATTCCTGCTCTTAATTGTTCTAGATTAGTGAGTTTAATTGTGATTAAAGGATATTTTACATTCCTTTGAGGATAAGATGTCATTACAAATTTGCTTGTACCTGTACGAGTTCCTAACGGGTCAGATATGTTACTAGTTAAATCTTCTTTTATAAAATATAGTGTATCTCTTATGAGTGTTTCTCTATCTGCCATCGCTTTGGGAATTGTAACTCGCTTGTTACAGAATTAAATAAGTTATTTACCTTATAAATATTGATAATCATTATATATTTTTTACTTGACTCTTAATTAGCGTTCTAATCTTCTCTTTGTTCCTATCCTTAGAATTATTAAAGTGTCTTCTGGCTGTTAATCTGCTTGTTCCATACTCAAGATGTGGTGCATAAGGCAACTCTGAAAAGATTACAGCATCATTTCCCTTTGGTTCAACTTGAACAGTATTAAGAAACAGACCTGTATCTACACTAGTTGGTTCTGCTTTTCTTCCAGCTATTGATTCTTTAACTTCGTTGAATAGATGAAATGCTGCCTTTCTGATACCACCATTAACTAATGAAATCATTTTTAAATTTTTTTTAGCTATATATGCAGATGTTTTAGCAACTCCCCTAATTTTGATTTTTACACTCATTCACCTATTAAGCTACCGGTTGTTAATCTTCGAATATAGACTTTCTTATAGATTGGAACTCCCTCTACTTCCGGTGCTATTCCTCCTAATGGTATTGTTGTATATGATTCTCCTAGATTGCTTCCTAACTGTACTCTTATTTGTGTTTCAGAACCAGGCATTGAGATACTTCCGTTTACATATAATCTTTTATCTCCATCTATTAGTTTACCCTGTTCTAGTAATACTGCATCTGAACTTCCCTGTCTTGTGTTCATAGGAAATACTAATCCAGAAATAAATGCTGTACCGCTCTCTGTTAGAACTGTCTCATCATCCCAGACACTTCCTATTGTTTGATTGAAATATATTAATTTGATTGGTCTTCCAGCTATACTGTTTATTCTATTAAATCCATTACTTAAAGAATTCTGTATTGTCATGATAGACTACGTGCGAATCTTGCTGCTCTTCCTAAATTCTTAAGAGCACCTTCTCCTAACATCCTCCATTGTTCAGATGACATTGCTTCTCCGTTGTCATCTATACTTAGCTCTGCTAGTCTTATTTTCTCTCCACCAGCCTGTGCATTAACGAAGTCTATTGTATCTGCTTTTGCATAGAATATAATTGCTGGTTGATACTCTTTTGCTATAGAATTAGAGCCTATACCTACACCAACAAAGTTTGCTACATGTTGACGATTCTGGTCCACTATCTCTATCATATTCCCAGATACACCAGTCGGTATATTGTTGAAATTTTCCAATATGTGAACTGCTATACTCCCTATGGAGTTCAAATCGTCTACCATTTTAAATGTAAATTACGTTTAATTCTAAGCCTGATGTTGCATTTCCTAAGCCACTTCCAGTTAAATGTAATACTGAATTTAAAGGTATTTCTACAAATTCTACATATCCACCTGCTCCAGAGATATTAGTTGCATCTGTTGAGACGGTTGTTGCTCTTGGGTATGTTACCCCACTTGTTGCTACACCTGATTTCCTTGTAGTTCCACTTACCATTGACCATATTATTGATTCTGGTCCTGATGCTGATAAGGATAAACTACCAGTTGCATTTGCCCATGTGCTTTCACCTATATGAACCCCTTGTAAACATCCGTTTACTGGGTGTTGTGAATACACTGAAAATTGTCCGTCTGCGTCTGCGAGTAAATTCTCTGTATCAAATCTATATGTTTTTATTCTATTTGGTCTTACCATTCTTATCGTATAAACCTGCCCTTCGGCGCTTAGGCTGCTCCAGAACACAATGCAATCCAGCCTGTTGAACCTGCTACAAGACCCATCCATAGAGAGCCTCCAGCTACATCAATTGCTAAATCACTTCCTGTCTGACATGGTACCATTGATTCTGGACTTCCTCTTGTTAGTATCAGTGTATCTGATGCTAAGCCTGAAAATCCAACTCCATGGTTCATACCATCTAGTAAACTTACTAGTGCGCTGCCTGTTGTTGTTGTTGCCATTTTTTTTATATTTCTATTTAGTTGTTTGCTTTTTTTCTCAAAATAAATTCAAAAAAAACAATAAAAAAAATTAATAATTAACTTGTTGTAACCTTACTAACTGCTTTGGACCTTAGTAATTCTATGTCGATTCTCTGTGTAAGAACTGCTCCTTCCATGTCGTAACTTGGTAGTGTGAAATTCTCAACTGTTAAATCTCTTGCTATAGCAATACCATATGTCTGGCTTCTATCCAATACATATAAATATTTAGCGTAAGTGCTGCTTGGTGCTGCATTTGTGCTAAACCTATAAACATTCAATCCAAAGATTCGTCCTATAAAACCTCTACCCATCATTTCGCTATTACCTGCCTTATCTACTTCTACAAATGTATCAATATTTCTTAAATCTTGAGCTACTTCATTACCCAATAGTATATCTGTTGGTGTATAGTCCTCATTCTCTAAGTTGTACATTGCTTCTGCGATGTTAGCAATTGTAATTGCTGCGCCTCCTGTAACTGTAGAATTACATCCACCTAATGCTGTAAGTATCAATTCTGTTTCGTTCTCTGCGAACCTCTTACCTGCTATTCTGATGTTTCTCTTCAATAATTCAAATTGAGAGTCTTCAATCATTTCACGAGTAATTCTAATTGCTACTCCATACTTTAATGGTTTATATTCTACTGTTTCGTACGCTATCTGGTCTAGTGTAATCTCTGCTCCTTCTGCAACTCTCTTAATGTCTAATGTATTTGGTTCAGTTAAATTAACTGTAAATGAACTACCTTTAATTTGGCCTGGTCCCCATACTTGACATGCTAGTTCTCTTGGAATTAAGTTTTTCTCTACCTCTTCTATAAGAGTAGGCATGATTAACTTAGGTATTAATAAAGTTCCTTCTGTACCTGTTCCAGTACTGATATATTCTTTTACAAATCCTTTTGCCATTATGCTAATAAATCAATGATTCCATAAGATTCTGAGCCGATTGTTTGCAATGCTCTTCCTACTACTGCTGGTTGTATCTCTCCTGTACCTGATACGCTTGTAACATATGTTCCAATACATCCTGATGCGTTGTGAGATACCCATGTTCCACCTGATACTGCTTCTCCTGCTAACATGATTACTCGTCCTCTAGTCATAACTGCTCCATATTCATTTGAACCTGTATTATTAAGTATAATACCGTTAAATGAAAATAGGTCTTCTGCTTTCTGAACAATTAGGTCTCCGTCTCCGAAACTTGATACTGCTGAACCTGTTAATCCTGCTGTGCCTGAAAATGCTTGTACCAAACATCCACCTGATAGTACTGTCTGCGCTAATGCTGTAAAGATTCTTGGTGATTCTCCGTCGTCGATTACTTGTACACCCATTGGGTTTGATATATAGCTTGTGCTTACCATCAGTACTTTTTCATCTCAACAGAAAAACTTCTTGGTCTTTCAACAATTTTGTAAGATTCTTCAACTACTTCCTCTTCCTCTTCAACTTCCTCTTCTTCTGCTGGTTCTTCAACTGGTTCTGGTTTTGGTTCTTCCTTTGGTTCCTCTACAGGTTCCTCTGGTTTCTCGTCACCGTCAGCTTCGTTTAGCTTCATACCTAATTTAAGTCCTCTTTCAAAAGCAGATTCTTCAACCACTGGTTCTTCAACCTTTGGTTCTACAGTTTCTGGTTCAGATTCAGGAGTTTTAGTCTCTTCATCTTCTGTCATTTTATCCTCCTTTGTGATATTTATATCATCTTGTGATGAATGTGAATAGGCTTCGTGTAATGCATTATCAAATGTTGCTCCAGAGTCTGCTCCAACAGCAACTACGCTTAATTCTTTAAATGTGATTCCTTTTGGTATTAGTATACCATCTTCTCCTTCTTCTACATCTTCTACAGATGCGCCTACTGAAACAGAATTTAAATCACCTCTTTTTATTAGCTCTTTTATTTCCTTATCATTTACCTTTGCTTGAAATTCTACTCTCTCTTCTACATTGTTAAATGTTCCTTTTACTACTCTTCCAACAATTGCATCTACTTCGTTTCTATGGTCTTTAAGTAATGGTACATTGGATAGAGTTATAGCTGATTTCTCTAATTCTTCTGCTAGAAATTTGTGATTGTTTGATGTTGTAGTAGAATTAATTGCGACTCCGTTTATAACAAAATCTGCATCTTGTTCAAAACTTTCTAAGATTGGTGATGTGTAACTTAATTTTAAGGTTTTAGCCATATAAATAAATTACTTATTTACTTTATAAAGATTGATTTTAGATATATATATTTATTCAAATCTGAAAATCATAGAAACTTCTGTGTTTGCTAAGCCTATTGCTGTTACTTTTACTTCTTCGTTAAGGTTTAATTTAACAAATCCAGGCATGTCTACTGTTGATGCTTGTAGTTCTTCTGTTGGTCTTTCTTTAATTCTAATAGGTAGATAGTATGCTCCTGGCTGTATCTTATTACGATGATAAATTATATAACCAAACTCTGATTCTATTAGTAACTCAATATCATTTGCTACATCTAAAATCATGCCGTCTAGAATACCTCTTAACATAAATGAAACAGAGTTTTGTCCTTTCTCTGTGTTTAGAACTATTGTCTTTTGCTCTGACATTTGACTCTCTTATCTCGTTGTTTAGTAACTGTAGTTGTTCTACGTCTACCTCTTGTTGTGAGATTGTTTAGTTTAGCTTTATTATCTATGTTTGCATCTGTGCCTTGTAATTCGTTTTCTACTCCACCGAATTGTTGTTGAGTATTACCTAGTGTTGTTCCACCTGGCATCTCTACATCTCCGTATCCTAAGTCTTCATTTACTATTGCCGAGTCTCCAACTAATGCATATTGAACATCTCCACTACGCTTATCACACACTACTCTCTGTCTTGTTTGTTCGTCTATTATTATCATTTAATCCCTCCATTATAAAATTTCTTTCTTTAGTCTTATGTATTTGATATGCTTCTAATAAATGTTTACCACATAACCACATACCATAAGCATTGACTATTACTACTCCTTCTTTGGGTGTTGCTCCACATATCTCACATACTCCCTTTTTTCTGCATTCTATTTTGCTCATAATACACTTAACCATGAACACCTGCAATTAGGGTGTACTGGTATAACTCCATCACTTTCGTTTAAATTATAAACTTCCCCATTTAATCCTTCACATTCTGGACATGTTCTATCTGATAATGCTGCTAAAAATCTTACTTCTTTTATACCATTCTTTTTATATAAGTCTATTAATCCCTCATTTGCTAGTCTTACTGTTTCTGTTCTGGTAATCATGTTTGGTCTGCTCTCTGCCTTAACAGTTGTTACTCCATCTTTTTTTCTGTCTGTTAAGTTGATTGTATTCTTTACTTCTTTTTCTATTTGGAGTATTGTTTTGTTCTTCCTAAATCCATCTTTTAATACAACTCTTAGTTTCTCTATGTCTTTTTTGGGTAGTAATCCGTTTAATAAGTCTTGTTCTGACATTGCAGCCAAATCAACAAACTTGTCTATTCTTAGTCTTTGTAATATGCTTACTAGATAATCAGAGTAATTGAATCCTGCTATTTCTTGGATATTAACAAACTCTTTTAAGTCCATTACTCCTGAGTTCTTTCTATCTGTTTCTTCTTTAATTAACTCTTCTTGTGATTTTTCTATAATCTGTGGTTCTGCTTTAGCCTTAGCCTTTGGTTTAGCACCTGGTACTTCTGGTTGCTTAATCTTTTTCTCTTTCTTGCCTTCTGGTGAGTTTGGTCCTTTATTATCCATAGCTTGTTTCTGCAAGTCTAATTGTGCTTCTTTCTCTTCATCGGCCATCTTACGAGCTTCTTCTGGTGTAGGTAATAAATCTATTACTTCTTCTAATCCCATTACAATAGCAAACTCTTTCTCTAATGCAGCTCTTAATTCTGGACTTGTTAATGCACTAGCTAATTGTCTGTTTATCTCTTCTAGTCTTTTGTTCTTAATATCATCGCTTGGTAAGTCCCATTCAAACATTATCTCTACATCAAATTGTTTGTTCTTTTGGTTAGATAGTATTGGTTTGAATATCTTCTCTTTGATTACATTTTCTATTTGCTCTCTTAATGAATTAACCTTACGAGTGTATGCTTCTAGTTGGACATTAGCTATTCCTTCGTTTAGTTGTCCACTACCAAATAAGACTTCTGGTATTTCTGTTCCTGCTATAAATCTCTTAAAGTCGTGGTCTGCTGTTAGTGTTAAGTTTGCTCCTAAGTCTTTGAAGTCTAACCATTCGATTGATATGTTTGCGTCTGTTACCCATTCAGTTCTATTATTCATGTATTGTAGTAAGTTCTTGAAATCATCTATTGCTTTCTGTTGTACTGATAGGCCTGGCTGTCCTACTTTAACATGCATTGGTGCTCCTGCTTTTCTCTTAACTAATTTGTGTAAGTCTACTTCTGATTGAGCAATGTTTTGGATTGTAATCATGTTCGGCCTAATTATTCCTCTGCCGTATGGTTTGTTTGGTATCTTGTTGATTAATAAGTGTGCTATTTGGTCTGGTTTAAATGGTATTAGTTCTTTATGCTCTTTGGTGTATTGTTTCAGTTTGCCTGTGAATTGATTGTATTCTAATATATTACCTCTCTTAGTTCTTTTTACATACATGTTGTTTGCGTTCATTACTCTTACTTTATCGTTATCTAAGTCTAACTCCATGAATCCATTACCCTTTAGAATTCCCTCTCTAATCCATGCTCTCATAAATGTTTTAAAATTTGAGTCTTTCATAAAACTATCTAGAATTGCTTGAGCATTTTCATTCTCTACACTTACTTCAAAGTCACCTACAATAGAATCAGTTAGTTTGTTTGTTGCTCCTGCGACTATGCCTATGTTCTCGTATATCTCTTCTAGCTCATCAAAATCAAAAGGGTGTTCTGCTCCTAATCCTTTAGGGAACATTACTGGTTTGTCACTTACTTCTCCTTTGAATGCTTCTTGTATTCGGTGATACTCTTGCATGTCTTGAGCTGTTACTGCTATGTGTGGCTTGTAATCTTTTAATGGTTTTGCCATAAACTTATAGAAATTAATACCTTATAAACATTGATTTTAGTTATATATATAAAATTATCATACAGCAATGTATGGGATGTACTCTGGCTGAACTTCGAATATCATCCTCATCATTATAGCATCACCAATATCTGTAGACCTACCAATTACTTCTTTGATTTCTTCTTTAGAACATACTAATAGCTTTCTTTCTTTGTCTATATCCTTAGCCTTAATCTGTTCTAAGTCTTCTATAATTAAGTTCTTTAGTTCTTCATCTAGGTCTTGATAACAACCCATCTTTGCTTGATTTACATACTCTGCTAGTTTGTAATAGACTTGTGCTTTAAGATTACCAAATGAGTGTAGTTCTTTAGTGCCTTCTATTTCTATTGGTTTTGAGCCATTGACAAATCCTTTTACTCCTGGAAGATTATCTACTACTCCTCCACCTACTCCATCCTCGTCTATTACTATATGTGTTCTTGGTACAGTGTATTTCCCTGCTAAGAAATTGATTGAATCTACTACCTCATTTGTTTTTGTGATACCATAGGGAGACCTAGTTAATACACCGTTCTTAAGAATTGGGTCAATATAAATCCTTTTGATGAATAAACCACTCCATAAGATTATTACTGTCTTATCCTTTCCACCTCTTGCTACATCACAAGATAGATAATAGTCTCTTATTGTACCTTTAGGAAACTGGTCATTGAATATACCTAGAATACAGTCATAATCGAATAGTCTATTCTGGTCATCATCATACTCAAAGTTACCATATAATAGTCTTTCCTTAGTAATCTTATCTGCATGTTTTAGCTGTTCTATGTATGAATCGTCTAAGTATGGATTATCTGTTGCTAGAGCTGGTATAAATTTCCTATAGTCTGGTAGTTTACCATCTTTCCATGGTCTGTAGTATCTCTTGTAAACATGGTCTTTAGATGGATTGAATGTTTCAAGTATCTTAGGTATTAAGTGATATTCCTTGTTCTTACATCTACCCATCCTAGTTTTAAGTATTTCTATAGCTTTCTCCTGGTTTTCATTAGATTCATCTACAAATGCACCTGTCAACTCAAGTCCTCCAAATCGTGTATAGAGTGGGTCAGAAGGCTGATAAGACATGTCCATGAGGAAAACCCTAGACCCATTGTGAAATTGAATAATATTTGTCTGTGCATTTAGTATAAATATGTCACTTGGCTTGAATCCTAGTAAGTCTATTACTTGGAAGAATGTTAATAATGTAGTCTTTTTTAAGTTAGTTAGTTCCCTTCTGCCTATTACCCATGCAGTACCAGGATAGTTTAAACATGCTTCTATTATCCAGAAACAACCCAATATTGATTTACCACCACCTGCACCACCACCATATCCTAGTTCCTTAGTAGTGTTGTCTTTTAGTTTTAAATAAGCAAATGCTTGTTTTGGTGTGAGATTAAATTCATGCTTCATTTTCTAACTCGATTAGTTCTCTAACCTCTTTAGGGATGTTTACTTGTATTGTCTTATTATCATTCTTAGTTATGCTTAGATTGTTTGTTGTCTGTCTAGGTCTGATTACCTCTAGTCCGTGTTTAGCTAGTTTGATTAAATCATCTGTTTTATATATCTCACCACTAACCATTTGTTTAGCAAGTGTTTCTGATGCAAGTGATGCAGTTATTGTCTGGTCTCTTATTATTTTGTCACATAAGTTTTCTTGAAGTTTTTTCAAACTGTCATCTCTCTTTTCTTCCCAGGTGTGCTGTAGTTTCCACTTGTTTAGTGTTGGTTGAGATACATTTAATTGTTTAGCAATTTTATAGATTGGAATACCATCTATGTATAGTCTCATTGCTTTTATTTTAATAGCTTTAGATTTCATTTTAAAAAAAGTGTCCTCCCAGACTTCCTTACGGAAGTTTTATGCATTATAACTGGGAGTCTCTTGGGTTAATTAGGCCCTCACTCAATTGAGTATCAATCTAATTCCTTTAATTTTTTTCTGGCCCTAACTATTGCATTTGCTCCTTCTTCTTGTACTGTATAAACATTCTGATAACCTTTGTATTGGTATCTCTTTGTTTTTACAGTTACATTTAAACCAGGATTCTTATTTGATAAGTTTGTATCAGGTTGTTCTACTTCTGCTTTTAGTTCAAAGTTCTTTAAGTCGCTGTATTTGTTCCAGTCTAGTTCTAAACTTTTGAATTCTTCTGGTAAGTATCCCATTCTTTTGAGAGTCTTTTCTTTCTCTTTAAGATGGTCGTCGTAGTCATCCATTGCTGGTTTGTCTGCAAATGGTAAAGACATTCCGTCTTTGTCCTTGCCTACATTAAGTCTCTTTAATGCTAACTCAGCTATGAATAAGTGTCTATCATCTTTCTTACCACCTACTAACCACTTACTTACTTTGCTTCCGTCTTCGTCTACAAAATCCTTATCTCTTGCGTTTGGCCTTCTTATTACTGTTGTGTCCATGTTTCCTCCATTTAATTTATTCCTACTGGTAATTTCTTACCATTTTCTATCTTTTCTTCTAAAACTTTTATTTCACTATTAATCATTTTTATCTTGAAGTCTGTTTGCTCAACTGCATTTTTTAAGTCATTATCTTCTTGCTTCCTGTTGAATGGTTTAACATAATCTTCATATTCTCTTTTTATTTTTGTGAATTCTTTATGCTTTTCAATTTTAGTTATGCCTTCTTGTAGAATTTCTAGTTCTACTTGATTCTTTAGTATTGCCTTTCTTGTTGTTTCTAATTCTTTTTCATCTAATTTCATATTATTCCTCCTTTTTCAAAAATTCAGGGTTTATTTTGTTTATTTGCTCATCTATTACTAATCTTGCGAACTTATCTGGGTTGAACTCAGGGTATTTATCAAAGAACTCATGCTGTCTGTTGTGAAATCCTACACTTCTCTGAGTTATTTTGTCTCTAAAATTTATTCTTTTTCCCATTTTACCTCTTTAAAACTTTTTCCACAATTGAAACAGAAGTTAGCATCAGAATGCATTCCTTTAGCTGTGCAATAAGGACATTCATATATTGCATCATAATATTCATCATATCCTTCTGATTTTACTTTTACTTTTCCCATTTTAAAATATCATTGCACAGATTACAATAGTAAAGAAAAGTGCTGCAAGAACTCCTAAAGTTATAGCAACTCTTTTACCTAGTGCATCTCTTCCTGCTTGATTAAACCCTAACATCATTACTTCTGGTTTTGTTTTGCTTACCATACATTAATTAATTGTTTAATTGGGTATTTAAATGTATGTATTTGGTGTTGTTACTTATAAATGACTTTGTTCTGGTTTATCAAATACACAGTTAAAGACATGGAGTCCTAATTCTGGAAAGACACAATTATTGAGGACCTTCTTTTTCATAGTCTTTGTAATATTTAAATCACTTAAATCAAATCCTCTTTTCTTTTCTTTCTCTTCTATAGTCTCTGTTCTTATTCCTCTTTTAACCTTAACAACCTTAGTTATTTCAGAATTACTCCAAAAGTAATGGTTTCCACTATCCTCAGGTTTTATCAATGGGTCATAATAACTTTTTACATTTTCTATAACCCAATTACCTTTAAAAAAATGTTTTAATAAGATTATTTCTTCATAAAGTTTCATGTCTGGAAACTTCTTTCCTTTCATTACTGGATTAAATGTATTTATCCTACTATGGGTTGGACAGGGGGGAGAACTCCAAATAAAATCAAACTCTTTATAATGTTCTAATAAATATTGATGTGCATCTGCAATGATTACCGTATCTTCTGGAAAGAACTCTTGATAGATTTTAGCTATATCGGGATTAATCTCAACAGCAGTTACCTCTACATTAGTCCATAGTTTGCGATTACCACCTATTCCGGCATATAGATTTAATACTTTCATACTTTACCTTTCCTTCCCCCGGGTAATGATTTTATGGCGAGGGCTATG